AGACCAAGTCGGACCTATAACCGATCCAGACTTTGTCCCCAACGTCGGCTGTCCTTGTCGCGGTGCCATACCGAGCGCGGCGGACCTTCAGCCGGTAAAACGAATCGCCAGAGATCACCCGCATGGCCCGCAGGGTTGAAACCTCAAAGACTTTTCGATCCGAGGCTTTGAGAATTACGACATACACCGCGTTGTCGTTGATTGCGTCCTCGGTCTGAGTGTCCAGCATTTTGGACAGGTCCGCGGCTACTGTTCCGGCGTCGAGCGTCACCCGGAGGTTTTCTGTGTTGTCCTCGTTGCCCGTGGTCACGGTGCCGCCTGTGTCTGCGGTTGTTGCAACAACGGCCCCTGTGTTCGGATAAGTAAACGTGGTTGAGTTAATTACAGTGACGGTGACCTGACCGTCAAAAGTCGGGTCGGCAAACCCAAAGATTGTGACCACGTCCCCACTCGTCAGGTTGTGCGCTGCCGATGTTGTCACCGTTGCCACGTTGGTCGAGCGGCCTCGGGTTGCAGTCGCCCGGCTGTAATACGGCCAAGACGCCTGAATTGTCCCGTGGATTGCAAATTGCTCGATGGATCCGATGTTGTAGAACCCCGAAGCATCATCTTTTCGAAGCCACACGTTTGCCCCGATGGTGACCGTAGATGTGCGGCCAATTAACGGGACCACCGCGGCGTCGTTGTCGGATGAAAACATCGACGGCGGAGGTTGGAAGAACTGTTGAAGCGACAGCGTTTCGTTGTCTGGGTAGGCGCTGCCTTCGTCGGGCGCTCCAGTGGGAGCAAACGGAACCGGGGCGGATGCTCGGTCAGACTCAAACCGGATCGTTGCTCGGCCGGCGGGCGGTTGCGCGAGATCCTTGCCGATGCACCGGCAAATAATGGAGACCGACAGCGCGTCGTGGGTCAGCAGGAATAGGTCACCCGGGCGAATGCTTGCGGCCTTTTCAGCGCGGACAACCAAAGACCCTGAGAGTTTTGGCTCACCGACGATCTTCTGGTATTCGGCCGCGTGTTCGGATGCCTGGGACCGGCGAGTGATCCACGGGCGGTCAAGTTTTGCGGTCCTCGGCTCTCCGGTAACGACGTAATTGTAGCCCGAGACCACAGACACGGAGCCGTCTTTGTAGGAGCGTTCGCGGTCGTTGAATTTGACTTGGGTCTGGTTGTAGGTCGTGGCCCATCCGTCGGCCGTGTAGCTCACCTCGTCGATGAGGTCGTGATAGTCGATGGTCGTGGCAGCAGTGAATGCGGGCGGCGCTGCGTTGTGTGGGAACCGTCCGGCCTCGATCTCACCGGCCGCAGAGAACCGGACCCACCCGTCGCAGTAGGTCAACAGGTCGGCCGTGAATTGTCGGAGGCTTCTGGCCTGAGTTAAAACGGGCGAGATGCCTGTCTCGTCAATGGTGGTCTGGATCGCGGTGGCGGCAGACTGCCATGTCGTTGAGTCTGGGCCTCCGGGCGCGTCAACTGTTAGCGCGGCCCCAAAGACCGGGTCGGTGTAAAGGTCGGCCATCGCGGCCACCGGGTTGGCCTGTCCATCGGTTAGCGCGGCCGGGTCTCCGGTGATGATCGTTTGATTCGGTTTGCGCCGGACGATGACCTCGACGTTGGGAGCCGACGTGCGCTCTCGACCAAACAGAAACGCCTTGAGCAGCAGAACGCATTGCCGGCGGTAGTTCGGATGCCCATTTGCTGCAAGGATCGCCTCCCCGACTGAATCCAGAGTTTGGTTATCTGTGCCCCAGTACAGATACGCTGCCCCGTAGCCGTCAATCGTTAACGGCTGCGGGTTTGAAGCTGATGGTCCAACAGTCCGCACCAACGAATAGCGGACCCAATGGGTGCTTGTCGGCGGCTTGTTGAGGTTGCTGGTCGTGTGCGACTGGGTGGCCTTGTAGACCACGCCAAGCCATTTCCTAAGATCGCCAACCGACAAAACTTGTCCGGCGTTCCAAGCTGTCGCGGTCGGCCAAACTGTTCGGCCATCCACGATGATGGAGACCAGTTCGTCCACCGGACCGGCGCAGACCACCCCGGCAATCGTGCCGTAGTAGTCGTAAATTTTTGTTCCGCTTCCTCCACCTTTTCCCATGGTAAGTCCTATTTTTTGCCCGGTCGTTCCTGCGGAGCCTCTTTCGTGAACTGGTTGTAAATCGGTGAGATCCACCGGAGCGCAAGTTTCCGCTCACCGCAAAACCAAGGGATCGAAACGGCCTCTTGGTTGGTCGAGAACTCGTCCGCCTCGGTGTTGGCGTCGTTGAGTTCCGGGTCCGGTTGGTTTTTTGTTTCGCCCTTCAAGGTGCCGGCCTCCAGATGGTCGTGAGCCTCGAACGATAGGTTGCGTCCTCGGTCGTCGAGACCGTTGCCCCTAAGCCTTCGAGCGCGTGAATGAACCTGCCGTTGCGGAGTGCCGTCCCGAGGTGGTGAACGATGCGCCCGATGCGGAACCCTAGAACGTCCCCGGGCAAGATTTCGGAGTCGTGAGGCAACTGGGTGAAGCGTTCGGCCATGGAATCAAAAAACGGATCGGCCAGCGAGTTTTCCCCAAAGCGGGCATGAGAGATTGCCACGTCCGGGATGAGAATGTCGCCCCACCCAACGGCGGCGTAGAGGGCGCCCGCGAGGGTATGGCAGGAGACCCCGAGGCCCTTGGCCGATGAGTTGGCCGCAAACGGCGTCCCAACCCATGTGGCGGCTTCGGCTTCGAGCGCGTCGATGCGCTCCTCGGTGAACCATGTTGGTGTCATTTTTTACCCCCACCGACATTCTGTGAAACTTTTACCAACGACGGATTGGTGGCCGGCAAGAACGGATGCCCTCCAAAATTAGCGTAGTTGGCAAATTTGTCAGTGCACGTTGCTTTTGACCCATCGCATCCCGGGTAGAGTTTTACTGCGGAGGCCGACGGCGGAAACGGGCTTGGATCCCTTGCCAACGTGATCGTCATCGCCCCGGATACTGGCGCGGTGTTGTCGATGATTGCCCGACGGCTGAGGTTCGCACCAGATTGAAACTCAACCCATCCACCAGAAAACCAGCCCGCGGTGATCGTTGGAACGGATCCGATGGTTCGGGCAAGGCTGGTCAGGTCGAACGTGAACGGGTAGCCGACTGTGCCAGGGTTGCTGAGGGTCGCGGTGAATTGCCATGCGGCGCTGGATAGCCCGCAGCCGGTCGAGAACAGCGCGTGGTTGCAGCCAATCTGCATTCGGAACCGCGGATAGATGCGGTCAAACACCGTCCCCGCGGACACCGCCTTTGCCGTTAATTTGGATCCTCGGACCGACAGCCCGATGATGTCCCCGGTGAAAAGCACCGTGTCGTTGGATCCGTTGGACCCGGACACGTCCACCGACTTAATTGTCAGGCGGACAGGTGCCTCGGCTTGGACCGTGGCGAGTTTGACCAGCGGATCTCCGGCGACAACCTCGGATCGGATCTCGATCTCGTCCCGATCCAAGAAAAGCGACTGCTTGACCATGCCGTGGTCCATGCGGCGGGCGGTGTAAGTGTTTCCTCCAGCGGTTAGGTCGGCCTCGTAGCTGGTTAGCCGGGTGGTCGTCGTCGTGCCCCCAATGGTCTGGGCAAGCTCGTAGATGTAGCCCCGATTCGTTAGGAGTCCGATGGTCGTGCCAAGGGTCTCGTCCCCTGCCGGTGAGTATTCCGGCGGAAGCTCGACAACGGAAACGGCCCCTTGGGCAAGCGATCCCATGATGAACTCCAACCCGAGGCGCGGCTTTTCAAACCGAGCAAGGACCAGCGTTGCCACCACGGTATCGGCCGCGGTGAATGCTCCGGGCGCACTGGCTAGGTTGACCGTGGGGTCGCTGATGGTCGTTGTCCGGGCGTAGTTTACGATCCCTGTCCCCTGCACAAACGCGAGGTAGTCACCGGGCAGGATTCCAACGGCAGACTGCACCGTCAGCACAGTGGACCCGGCTCCGATATCTGCGGTCATAACTGCCGAAGAATGCCACGTCGGAGTCCAGAACGCCTTGCCGGCACCGTGATCGCTAAAGAATCGAATGAGCTTCCAACACTCGGCCGAAGACTGAGTGATCGTGCGGAACTGGGCTTCACGCACGTTGGTCTGCGGGTAAATTGTCTCGAATGGTGCCCGGCCAAAGCCGAGTTGCTCCCGGATGATGCGAACAGAAAACGACTCGGGAACCTCCCGCCAGTCCAACGCGGTCGGCCACAAGCGAAGGTTTAAGGCGTAGCCAGCAAGGTTGGGTCCGGGCTGGAAGGTTTGGCTCCCCGGAATCAGCGCGTAGGTCGTCGATCCGGTCTCTGTGAAATTGACGTCAAACTGGGCAACGGTGGCGTTGATCCAGACCATTTCACGGTCCTCTAGGCGTCCCCAGAAGGCCGGAGCAACAAGGTCGTCAGCCAACACCCATCCGGGCTCCACCGTGGTATAAAGTTCCCACGTCGACCAGTCTGCCTTGTAAGCCACCCGGAGCCCCGTCGCTGCAATATTGGCCCGGTTGGCCCATGTCTCAGCCAGCGGCCAGAACGGGACAATGATTGGCTGCGTTTGGTAGGCCCGTAGCGCGGTCTTAAACGTGAAGGCGTCTGTACCTTGGATTGTCAGCCGGAACTTAAGCTTGGCCCGTAAGGTTGCAGCGTGTGGTCGTCGAGCTTCTCGACCCGTAAGCCCTTCCTCGAACTGCGTCACCAGATCAAACGTCACCCCGACCGGCGATGCCCAGTCCGGGGCATCGTTCAGGAGGTAGACCGATTGACTGGCAAAGGTTGTCGAGATCATGCGCGAGAAAATTCGTGGGAGTGTTGCCGCATAATGTCCACCAGCACCGTGCGACCTTCATTCGACCGAGCCCAATCGTTGAGCCGGGCAGGGTTGTCGAAGACCCCCATGTTGAGGGTGATCGGACCCGGGGCGGCAGCGGAGGTAAATGCACCGGCATCAGATACGCCACCGGAGGCCATCGCGTTGAGGCTGGACAGTCCGATGCGATCAACAGCGTCGGCAGGGACCACATACTCGCCTCGGTGAACGATACCAGCCACGTCGTTCGGATTGCCGTCGCCCGTGTAGCCGCCTTCCTTAAATCCTCCGATCATTGCCAAGATTCCAGCAATCGCAGCAATGCCGATGACAGCGGCCACACCGTAAGACCCAATCGAGGCCAGTGTCGCGTTGGCAGCAAGCGCCGGAGTCTTTGCCAATTCCGTGGCGTTTGCTTCGACCACATCCTTGCCTCGGAGCATTGTCTGGAACCCAGACCAAGCCGTCGAAACGCCCTTCATGATAACGTGGGACATGATCCAACCGGCCACCATGTCAGCAAACGATTTGACGATTGAGTTGACGATGGAAAGCCCGATGTTTTGCAAGGCTTGTCCCCATGTTATCGTCCCCATAATCAACCCTTGAATACCGGTCGAGATGGATGCAGTTGCAGCGTTGAACACGTCGGCGAATGTTGCCGCCATCTGCTGCGCGACAGTCCCAAACTGGTTTTGAAGATTGATGAGCGTGGCCTGAAAATTTTCCCCCATCGACTGAGGATCCGGCCCCATGCCAGTCATCTGGTTTCGGACTCCGCCCGCTGTGCCTTGAAGCCCGACCACTCGTTGCTCGATCTGCACCCGCTCGGTTTCGGTTGCTGTCGCCTTTAACTTTTCGAGTGCGGTAATCTGTTTGGCAATGAGATCAAGCTCGTTTTGGAAAAGTCGCTTTTTCTCCTGATACTTCACCAAGTTAGTCGTCAGCCAGCTTGATTCAATCGCTCCGCGTGACTGATTGATTTGCTGCAACTGACGACTGTATTCCAGTTCCAGCTTTTGAAGCTCCAACTTTACGTTGATGAGCTTTGCCTCGTTCTCGATGACGGCCTGAGCCCCTCCGGTGAGATCCTTGCGGGATTTTTCGACTGCCAACACTTGGTCGATGAGAGTCTTCAGCTTTTCACGGGCGGTAACCTGTTTTCCGCTTTCGTCGGTGATGCTGGACTCGATCCCAATAAACTCGCGGTAAGTCTCCAATAATGCGTCTACGATCTCCTTTTGCTTTGCGGCGTTGGCTTGAGCAATCGCGGTTCCACCTGCCAGAGCTTCGTCGAAATTAGGGGTTGTCTGCTGGATGAGCGGAAGATTAATCCGTCCCAACGTGGCGACGGAAACCGAAGCCAGCACGGCGTTGATTGAAAGGCGGATTGCGGACCCGATTGCTTGGGCAGCGTAGACCCCAACCGAGTTCCAATAGCTTTGAAAAAACGTGTTGAGTTCGATGAACGCTCTAGCGGTGCCAACTGCTAAAGTTGCCGCCGAGTTGCCGATTGCGTTGGCGACCCTTTCGTCGGTGAAGAACGACAGCACTTTGTCGCGGAGACCGGCAAATGCCTCGACCCCATACTCGACTCCGGCCTCGATAGTGAGTCCGATAAGTTCCGCAAATCGGCCGTCGCGCCACGATTGGACCGCCAACCGGGTAAACGCACCAATGCGAGTTCCGATGTCCTCAACCACCGGAATCAATTCGGTGAGTCCGGCCTTGAGCGCGTCAAATAACGGCTTGCCGATGTCGGCCAGCGCCATGTTGAACGTGTCCTTGAGAGTTGAAAGCAGACCGCTGAACGTCTGAGACTGGTCAGCCATGGCCCCGCCGAGTCGGCCGAACGTGTCCCGTAGGATCGTCATGGCCTGACCGGCACCTTCACCAGACTCGGCTAGGTCGTTGAGCTTGCGGGCGGTCGTCCCGGAAATTAGGCCCATTTCCAACAACCGAAGCGTGGCCTCGCCCACGGGCGTGCCCGACTGCAGTCCAGCGTACAAACGGCCGATCCACATAGCGGCCTCCTCCAATGGTCTCCCCGTTGCGGAAGCGGCGTCACCGACGAGGCGAAGACCGTCACCGGACGCCAGTGCCCCGTTGGTGAGACTCTGAAGAACCCTTGAGGCTTGAACAATCTCGGGAAGCTCGAACGGGGTTTGGGCAGCAAACTTTGCCAACTCGGCCATCCGTCGAGAAGCTGATTCGGCGTTGCCTAACAAGGTCTTGAAAGCAACGGCCTGTTGCTCCAATTCGGCGTTGAACTTGACGGACTGCTGGATCGCAGCGCCGAGGCTGACAACTGCACCCACAGACGCAGCGATGCCGGCCAGCGTTGCCTGGAGCCCTGCCGCGGCGGATCCGATGGCTCGGAGTCCCGCGTTGACGTCCGCGGAGCCAACCATCCCGATTTTGATCCGTAAGTTCGTGTCAGCCATGTCAGACTCCTTTTGCTTGCTTAGTCAGTTGCTTCTGGAGGCGTTCCAAAACGGTCCGCCCCTCCTTGGCAACTGTTGCGGCCGTGGCCGCGTAGGTCGTGTGCAGATTGAGCAGCCCAGTCCCCGCGTCAATGCGCGAGGCTGCGGAAGCCAACAGTCTAAGCTGTGCCGGACTATGGTCAGCCGCTTGGGCGAGCGTTAGACCACAGCGGACCGCGCATTCCGCGACCCAATCGGCGAGGCTGACAGCAGTTGCTTGCCCAACTCGCCGCTTGAGCCCGGCACTAGCTGCTCCTGTCGTTGCACTCGACGACGGAGCCACGCGGAAAAAGAATCTGAGTTGAGACCCTCCCCGGCCTCAAGTAACTCGACGTGCGAGTCAGATGTGATCGTGTCGGCCCACCCTGCTGGTTTGCCGAGAATCATCTCCAATCGAGATGCCTCGTCGTCGATGGTGGCGAGGTATTGCGGGAGCAATCGAACGGGCAACTGCTTGAGATCCACGATCTCCTGAGTTCCGTCGAGGTGGTAGGCGACAAGTTGTTTGCCGCCCATCAATGTGGCCATGCTGTCAGTCATGGGAATATTTTAGGGTTTTGTTTCTGGTTGAGGCCCGGGACCGGCGAACCAGCCTTCGGGCAAAGTCATTTTCCGGGTCAGCGTCCATTGCCCATCCACGAAAACGTAGATCGGCCCGCGCACTCCCGGCCCGAGGCGGACAACGTCAGCCCTTGGGTCGATCACCACCGCTCTTGTCCCGCAGCCAGCCGCGAAGCCAAGTGTCCCAACTACGACGAACTTCTGGAGGTGTTTCAGCATTTCGAGCGGTTGGGTTTTCCTTGGTCAACCCATACAGGAATTTGACTAAGGCGGTGACGATCTGTTCGAGCCAATTCACGCCTTGGGCTCGGTCGATTCGACTGGCTTGTCGGACAACAAAGGCTTGGCGTCCTTGGCAACGATAAGGCCAATGCCAGCGGTGACCGCGGCGATGGTCGCACCAATGTCCACGTTGGTGGCTGGGTCGTTGTCGAAGATCGCCTTGAGGGCAAACCCAACAGCGGCGAGGATGGAGCCGATACCGGCCAGAGTGGTTTTCATGTTCATGGTTAGTCTTTCTTTCGTAGCAGCCGGTAAAGCATGACGCAAGCGATGACGCAACCGACGATTGACCCAACGGATGACGCAACCTCACCGAGCGGCTTAAGAATCCCCATCACTGCGGAAACTAAGCCAGACCCGATACCGATTGACCCATCGCGGATCTCGTCGTGGTTGTTGGTCATCTGCTCGGTCAGTTCTTGGGATCTTCCTCGGGCTTGCTGGCGACCTTAGCGGCCTCCTCGGCTTCCTTGGCTTTAAGTGCGGCTTGCATAAACTTTTCGGCTAAGGGCAGAACCTCTTTAGCAATCGGAAGGCCACCGTTGCGGACAGTCCATTCGAAGATGTCCAAAGCCTTTTGGGCCTCGGCCTCGGTGAACCTTAGAACGAAGACTTTGACGGTGGCGGGTTTCGGTGTGAGTGCAGGGGCGTTTTCCATGTCAGGGGGCGGAGACTTCCTCCTCGGCGATCTCAACGGCCAACGTGTCGTCTGTCGAGATGGAAGTGTCGGAATTGGTCACTTCGATGATCTCAATCTCCGGTTCTATCTTCGGATGCGCGGCGGCCCATGCGGCGATGACCTCCGGGGTCCACAATGCGTTAGCAATGCGGACAACCTCATCGGGCTTGCCTTCGAGCGAATCACCCGGGGCAAGTTCGTAGTTGCCCACGGAATCCACGGAGACCTGAACGTTGTCCTTGAAATAGGCGACCGTCTCTTGGACTGAAAGCGAGCAATCAGACTTTACGGTGACGGCGCAGAGTTTCTTGATTTCGATCATGGTTCAGGATCCGGGTTGGATGTTGGTGGCGATTTGAGCTTGGTAGGCCGCAATGACCTCAGGCGTCCAGACAGCGTTGGCAATCGCGACAACCTGCTCGGGCTGACCCGTAAGGTCGGAGCCGGCAGGCAGGACGTAGCGGCGGAAGGTGGAGGCTTTGACAACCTCGCCATCGACGATCTGATCCGCTAGTCGAACCTGAAGCGTCGTGTTGGGGAGAACCTCGCAGAGCGAGAAGATGGTGCGTTCGGTGAGTGGCATATGATTAGACGAAGTAGGTCAAAGTGAAAATAATTTCACTGTTGTTTGCGAAATCAGAATTTGTAAGAGAACTTGCGACACCAGCATTTGTACATTCTCTTAGAGGAATCGTAGATGTTCCATTATTTGCATACCCCATCGGAAAATCAGCAAATGTTATTTGACCTAAATAGAGCGAAAGACCTCCGTAACCATTAACTAAAAAAGGAAGCCCAGTTATTGCTGCGTCACCAGTCGCGGAACCTTTATTAGTCAACGCAAGATACCCAGTAACAGTTACCTGTCTTCCTATCTTAGTGTATTTTCCTTCATTTGCATTTGTGGTTATCCCAGTCGAGGCACCACCAAACGTCAGTCCAATCGCCCACGTCCCCTCCTCGTAATCGTTCAGTAGCTCGGAGGTCATCGTTCCGCTGCCGTCTGCAGTCGCGGAGAAGTCGATGCCTTTGCCGGACGTAGCCATCACTACGTTGCCGGATGTCATGCTTAAATCACCGCTAACCTGTGCGCCTGACGTTGTTACGCTTAGTCTTAAACCTGTATTACGGTCAAGCAACGCCACATCGGAGGTTGTCCCTTGCCCGTAAATTATCGCGCCAAAACCAGTGTTGTGAGCTACAAAGGCTTCTGTCGCACCAGCAGCACTAAGGCCGGGATTTCCCGTGGCTTTAACTACGTTAGCGGTGCTTAACTGACCCGTCACACCCAGCGTTGTACCCACTGTCAGTGCGCCGGTGATGGTGGCGGAGCCAGCGACCGTCAGCGGCCCGTTGATGTAGTCCCCGGGAGTTTTAATGTTCCAACTCATGGTAGTAAATTTTTAGACTTCGTGAAGAACGAGGTTTTTGGTGCCGGTCCCGCCGTGGATGGCGTAGATCGGGAAATTGTTGCCGCTGAACCGACCAGAAATGTCGGTGGACATAATCGTGTCGTAGGGAGCCAGCCGGATGCCCGGAGTTGCTCCCGTGTCGGTGGTCACCGTGGCAGTTCCATCGAACGAGATAAAGATCGCTGTGTCGGACTGATTTTGCAGCATCAGCCACTGTCTTTCGGAGGCTGCATCGACGAGGGTGGCGGTCGTCGCCACGGCAATTTTTGTGATCATGATGGGGTCAGAGGATTTTCCACTTGCTTCCGGTGTAGGACAAAACAAGGACCGCGTCGTTGCGGTCGATGGTGTATGAGGTTTGGCCGGCCGTCTCTATGTCCCTTGTTCCGGCGTTCACCGTGATTGCATCAGTCGCGGCCTGAGAGGTGACGTCGGCAATCTCGATGCGTTGGGCAAGACTGCCGGGGTCGGGCAGGTTGACCGTGACGGGAGCGAGGCGGGCTCCGACTTGGACAAGGTAGTTGGTCCCTGCAACCAGCGTGGCGCTGTGGCTCACGGCGGTGGGGCTGGCGGGCGTTGTAATGCCAGCAACGGGTGATTGCTCGCCTTGAAGCACTAACGCAGCGGCGGCGGTGTTGTTGAACGCGTCGTTGTTGTTTGGGGTCTTGTTGTCCGGTGCCGTGTTAGTCATGGCACTCGGAGCATCCGACAACGGGTCGCTTGTCGTCTCCGGCAAGGTGTTATTAAACGCGGTCGCGTTCGCCGGGGTCTTTGCGTCGGGAAGCGTGTTGTCGTAGGGATTGTCCTCAGAGCCGACGTCCAAACTGGCGACGGTGATTTGAGAGAACACAATCGGAGAACTGCCCACGCTGGTCACGGTCGAGGTAAGTTGCCACCAAGTGTTGATCGAGGTGCCACCGGTGACGTTGACCACCAATTCGACCGGGAACTCATTTGGGGCATCAAACAACGTGAGACGGACAAGTCCGGCCTCGTAGAGACTGTCGGTCTGGAACGCAGCGGCCGGCCCTGTGAAGGTCAAAGAACCACCGGATGACGCGGTGATGAATCCGCTGGCGGTAAGCGTCTCTGTCCCGTTTGTGACGTTGTAACCATTGGACTGAATCCAATAATAAAGCCGTCCCACCGTCAGACTGCTGACCACTTTGGTGCCGCCCCCAAACGTGGCGCTAATGTCTACCGCAACCGACCCAGCCCCGGTGATATAAATGCCGTTTGTGGTCGTGACCGATTGGAGGGTCAGCAAGACCGCACGGTCCGAAACCGTTGCAAGTGTCCCCTGTAAATTTACCGAGTCAAACGTGCCGGTGAGAGTCGCGCCAATCGTCTGGTTTGACTGCGCCCGAACGGCTGCGGTGAACCTTGAGGGAACACCGTAGACCGTCGGGGTTGTGTTGGACCACGCCGCGGCCAAGCCGGGCGTAATTGGATCGGCGGGCATGGTTGTTTGGTTAGGCCAGAGTGCCGGTGTTCAAGGTCGAGTGCAAAACGCGTGCCTCGAACTGAGCGGTGACGACGTTGTCGCTGAAGCTGATTTCGCCCGATACCTTGATCTGAACGTAGACGTCCATCGTGTTGACGAGGGCATCGCTCTGGTTGTACTGCTGCAATTTCAGCCAGCCCTTTTTGGTCGCACCTTCCAGCGGGTTGTACTGGGTCGAGGCCGAGGTCAACGCAAGCGTCCCGAAGATTAACTCGAACGCCAGCGGGCTGAGTTCCTGAGCGGTCAGGTTGATGGACAACTGGCGCTTGGTCTCGATGACGTCATAGAGACGCATTACGCCCGGTGTCGGAGCGAAAATGTCGCGCTCTTCGCGTTCGTGCTGAATGGTGGCCTCGGACAGAATGCCAAGGTCAATCCATCCGGTGTCAGCGGCGCCAGGCTTGGAAGTGCGGGATGCGGTGCCGGCCGAGGGAACGGTGAAACTGCCGCCATCGCGGAAGAAGAAGCCGTGGTTGCCGAGAATAACTGAAGCGGTGTTCATGGGGTTTTAGAGGTCAGTTAAGGGTGGAAAGTTTCGTGAAAAGTAAGTGGTAACCGAGAAGGCCAGTGTCGTTTACGGCGATCTGGAGGAAGTCCTCGGAGGTCTCAAAACGGCGGTCCCCGACGGTGGCAGGAACCCACGACAGGACGGCCTGAGTCGCTGCAGCCACGGCCGAGTAAACGTTGCGGTTGGCCCCTCCTGCCGCCGTGTTGACGTGCGGGTTGACCAGCACTCGAACCACGATCTCGGCGTCCAGAAGCAGCTTGCCGCCACCAATGTCTCGGCGCATTGCCCGAAGAATCGGAGGAATTACAACCACGCAGCCTTTGGACCGGAGTTGGGTCTCGATGGCAGAGTCCTGGAGCCCGTCGTCGGAAATGCAGAGCACGCTTGGGGCGCTTGAAAAGAACGCGTTGGCATTGATTTCCGCGGCCACCGTTGACTGCATGGATGCGAGGGAAAGCATGGGTCAAATAGCCATCGTCCGGGCGGCTTGGGCTTGTTTGCGGATGATGTATTCCATCATGTCGGCCCGGGCTTCGTTGAGCGCGTCGGCGATTGCGGCCTGTTGGCGCGGCTTCTGGAGTGATGCAGCCAGTTTGCCGGATGACTCGTTGCCGCCCCACTGGAAAGTCAAACTTGCGGAATCAGCGTCCCGCTTGAAACCGACCTGAGACACAAGCCGGTTGTAGCGGTCTAGGATTTTGCGGCGCTGTTCACCAAAACGGTCAGCGGCCAGTTGCTGAGAAAGTGATTTGTACCGGGCAGACAACGCGGAGAACCCTCGGCCACTTTCGCGGGTGTTGAGTTCGGCTCGGACCAGCAAGGCTTGGAGGTTGAGGCGCTTTCCACCGATCAGTTTTGACGCGGACAGCCTCTTGCCTCCCATGCGGAGTTTCCGGCCTTCTGCGGTCTGGGACACTCCTAGCTTGGAGTAGACCCTTTGACGGATCTTGTCGCGGATCTTGAGTCCTCCACCTGAAGCGAGGATGGCAAGGCGGCTTTCGCGAACGGAACCTTTGCTCGGGGCGAGCGCCAGCAATTTGCGGGAAAGTCGGAACCCGAAGTCGGCTCCCTTTTTGGCAACGGCCTCAGCCGCTCCTTTGCTCGACAGCGCGGCGTAACGGGTCAACGCAGCGTTGAACTCGGCGAGGTTGGTCTCAAAGGTCAGAGTCACGTCGTCACCTCGCAATCCATCATCCACGCCAGACCGTTGTACCGCACAGACTGGATGCGGTGGTATTTGGTCCCTTGCGTGATGACCTCCCCGACCTTCGGATCTGGAGACACTGCCCCATCGACAAACTCGACTCGGCTGGTTGACTCGCGGTCAAAGTCCGGGTTGTTCGGAAAGGCTTTTTCGTCAAACGGAACCCAGTTGATCACAGCCGACACGGACGCACCTCGGAAAGTCACCGTGTCCCCTGCCGTTGCCAGCAAGGCGGTGAATCCGTTAGCGAGTGCCGTATCGGCTGCGTTCATTGGCTCGGTTACTTTTTGCGCGGCTTGTCTGGCACCGGGGCGGGAATAGATCCCGGGAACTTGTGGCGCTTCTCGCGGCCTCGGTCCTCAGACCAAAGTTCGATTGTGCCGATTCCGTTGCCCCCAGAATGCACGGTCGCCTTAAACTCCGCTTCGACCTGTGAGGCCAGAGCGGGTCCAGAAACGACCTTGCCGTCTACGATGAGAATCCCGAGGCGCATGGCGATTAGGCCGAGATGATCCGCTTGAGCGAATTAGCCTCGCCGAGGGCGTAGCCATAGAAACACTCCAGCACAGCGACGACGTTTCCGGTGTCGTTGTCGTAGAACTCGCGGTAGCCAAGGGTGATGCCGGTCTTTTCGTCAGCCACGGGGCGATAGACCCCATCTTGGCTGCGGCCAGCGGGCTGGAGGTAACGCATCGCGGTGATGAGCGCGGAAGGGTAAGCGGCGAAGCCTACGAGGTTCTGGGAGTTGCCCGGGATCAGGCTCGACCGGTAGGTCATGAAGCCGGACAGGTTCGGGAGGGAACCGGTCTGGTTAGCAGTCGCACCGAGGGCGGCGGCGTCCTTGATGACGGAGTCCTTCAGCAGGGCGTTGTAGTAGCTGGATCCAAGGATCAACGAGCGGGGCACCTCGGGCATATCTGCGGTGTCGCAAGCGTCCTTGATGTCGACCACGTCCGCGTAATCGAAGTTTGCGGCCACACCGGTGTGGGCAGCGGATCCGTAGTTGCTGCTGGTGACCGCGGACAAAATGTCCTGAAACACGGCCTTGGCCAACTGGAAGCCCTTCTGCATACCGAAGCGCTCCAAAGTCGCGGCGGGCGACTTAGCCATGGACACGTCGGACAGGAACCAAGTGACAAATTTGTGTTTGTTGAGCGTGATCGTGCGCTTGTTTAGTGTGGAGTCCTGACGGGTGTAGGTGCCGGAAAAGTCCGCGGCGGCAGAAGCGGCCGGAACGTAAGGCACTTGGATGGTGTCGGACTTCGAGGCCGGAGCCGGGTCAAAGTCGGTGGTGAAGGCTTGCATAGGAGCAAAAGCTCCAACGAAAGCGTCTAGGCCCGCCTGGGAGATGAGCGTCCCATTCAGGCCGGAATCGAGGTTGTTAGCCATGGTGTGTTTGGGTGTGTGAGTTTACTGTTGAAGTAACTGGGCCTTGTTGGCGGACCAGAAAGTAGTGCGCTGTTTCGGATCGGTGATCCGTGCAAATTCAGCGCGAAGATCGGAGGCTTTTTCGCCCGAGGAAACCGGAGCGCCGACTGGGTCGGATCCGGGCTTCATCGTTTGAATGACAGCCAGTAAATCGGAGGCCTTGGCGTCGGACTTGATCTGGGCAACCCAGGCATCTTTGCCGCTCGCCATGATGCGCCCGTCAGCGATTGCAGCCTCGACGGTGGCAACAATCTTGGCATTGGCGATCTCGTCCAACGAGGCCTGAGCGTCGGCCTTGGCCTTGGCGAAGTTGGCGAAGTTGGTCTCAAACTCAGCGACCGCGGCGTCTTCGGCGAGGTCAACGGAGGAGATCAAACCGGCGGCGGTCAGACTCTGAAGCAGTTTTTGCATGGTTTCGATGTTGTTTTGGTCAGTCTCGGTTGTTTTGTTTGACTCCGTCTCTGCTTCCAGTTGCGCGTACAGAGCGCGGAACCAGTCACGGCCAGCAGCACCGCCCCAAAGATTGCCAGCAACGTCAGCCGGGCTGTCGACCTCGGCTTCAAGGAACCGCTCATTGCGAGCCCACCAACGGTAAGCTTTGCGGATCTTGGCTTCGGTCGGTGCCTCGCCAGCCTTGAGGCTGCGGGCTTCCTTTACGGTTGCCGGTTCGAGTCCGTCCCCACCTTTGCCGTCCTCGACCTGTTTGACGCCCTTGTCAAATGCGTTGCGAGCGGCTTGAGGCGCGGTCTTTGAAACGGCTTGGATGTCACCAACCACGGAGTCCTTGTACTCGGTCTCAACAATCTTGAGGCCTTCGACCTTGGTCAGTTGGGAGAAATTGAGTCCAACGAGAATGTCCCCCTCGACGAAAGCGTCCGTCCCCGGGATGGGTTGATGCCGCTGAATCAAGGCAGCGGGATCGGCCGCGGAAGCGGTGACTAGGATTCCAGCGTCTGGCAGTTCAAGAGTGCCCTCGCGTTTGATTTCGAGAATTTCCCCGTAAGCTGTGCCGGTTGAATCGTTCCAACTGACACAGTCATCAACCATGAGTTCAGACGGCGCTGCGGCCTGAACCAAGGCGGTCGGAGTGCAAGCGAATCGGTCGGCACGGACCGAGGCATAAATGGGTTTGGCATCGGTCAGGTCGGTCATGAATCCATCAGACAGAGCCATGGTGCCGTCGATCCAAGTTTCCGCGTCCATCATGGCGCGGATAGCTTCTTTGCCCTTCTTGGTCACCTTCGAGTAGATCCCGGCGAGGGTCTCGCCCAACTTGTCGAGGAGATCGGCTTGTTCGCGGAGGTCATTGGCGTCACCGATGGCCCCAGTCCACGGGTTGTGGATCATGAGGTAAGCCGACGCCGGCATGACGCGTTTGGTGCCAGCCATGGCGATAATGGAAGCAATCGAGGCAGCAATGCCGTCCACGGTGACGGTCACGTCAGGCCGAGACGACAGGTAGTGGTAAATTGCCAGACCGTCGAACACCGACCCGCCGGGCGAGTTGATGCGGACATTGATCGGACCATTGCCGAGGGCTTTGACGTCGCGCACAAATTGAGCAGCCGTGATGCCCCAGCCGCCGATCTCGTCGTAAATCAGAACCTCAATCGGTTGATCCGATTGGGCCTGTGCTTTGATCTCGTACCAGTTTTTCACGCGTTTGTTGCGGCGGCGTTGTTGCTCGAAAGCTCGTTGGGGTCAAGAGTCATAATCTCGGCCCGGTCCACGTTGAACTCCTGAGCAAGCTCTTGGGCATAAGCAATTTCAGCCGCCTTTTGCCGCAGTTGCTCGCGCCAGTCCTCACCGGTCTCGGCATAGATGCTCTGGAGCGTTCTCATGCCGCATTTGAACTCGTTGACCGCGGCAGATGAATTGCGGCCCACGTCCACATTGATCGACCGCGGAGACCGAAAGGTTGACCGATAGAAATCAGCCGGTGCCGGACGCATTGACGGGTCCGTTTTAATTCCGGTTTCGATGACGTACTCGTAGACGCGGCGAAGGTGGTCCGCGATCACGAAAGACCGGGACCGGAAAAAGGCGTTGGCAATGTCGAGAACCGACCGCATCGAGGTGCCCTGCATCGAGGTAGGCAGCACGATCTCCTTCGGGATTCCAATGCCAGCGCAGACCTTGGCGGTGAGGTAGTCCCAATATCCCGAGGTTGCCGCGCTCGGGCGCTCGACCTGAAACTGGTTGAACTCGTCACCGTGTTTGAGAACAGCGACCTCCCCGCCGAAGACGTCCTTGTAATAATCAGCCCGTTCGACCCCATCGCTTCCCAATATGGTGCCGCGGATAATGTCGTCATCGGTGACCTCGCCCTCCTTGGTCTTGATGACGTTCTGAACCTTTGACGCGGCCTTGGCGGCTTGCATTTCAAAGATTTGGAGATCGTCCAAGTCGTGAAGGTCGTTCATGACCGGGTAAAGCGCCGGGAGTCCGCGATACTGACCAGGGCGTCCCGGCTCGAAAACATGGACAACGAACTCGGCTTCGACTCGCTGGAAAATGTCCTGCCGTTTGCCGTCGTCGTTGGTGATGTGGTAGGCTACCGGCCGGCCTCGTTCGTCCACCTCGACGCCGTCAATAATTGTCCGACCCTGCAAAGCGGGCGGGCTCTTCACCCGGTGGGATTCGACCAACTGGATGCGAGGGTTTCCAGATTCGCCTCGGGTGAGGATGATGAAAATTTCACCATCGACGAAAAGCGCCCGGGCAATGATGCCCTGAAGGCTTCCAAACGACAGGCGGGAGGATAGATCGGCAAACCGTTGCCAGTCGCGCCAATAATTGAGCGCGGTGGCATTCCATGCGGTGTCAGATGATGAAGGGAAAAACGCGAGTCCCTGCCCTACGGTGTACTGCTCAAAAAGGTCAGCGATCCGGTTTACGAAGGCGTTGTTGCGCTCAAAGTAACGGGACCGACGCACCAACTCGTAGCGGCTGTAAGGATCAATGTCGAACGAAGCCGACTGAACCGAACCATGCAGCGTGGACCGCTGAGTTGTTTGGCGGGCTCCCTCGTACCGGGCTTTCGGCGAAACTACGAACCGAGTCGCAGCGGCTAGGCGTTCAAATAATTTCATCGCATCAGATTAGAGAAATCGTTGCGGAAGGCACGAACGGGTTTCAATCGTCCCATCATGTAGCCAAAGCGATTGGCATCAGTCGCATTTCCGGCCGTGACCGCGTCGTCGTAGAGGTCAAGCAAACGGCTGAACGCTTCGGCCATGTCTGTGGGAGTCACGCCCTCAGAACCATTGACCTGAAACGTGACCGACCGCCCATTGCCGGTGGTCTGCTGCAAGATCTTGCCCGACTCAAGCGCGTGGACGGCCTCGTTGTTGAGGCTGTTGAGCTTGTCGAGCAGCGTGGCCCCGTGGGTCACCGTCGAGTAGACGTGACGCAAGAGACCGCGGGCGAATACAGAAGAAACTGCCACGATTGAAGGTCCGCAGGAACAGAGCGTTGACGCTACGGGTGGTTTGAACCGTCCTCGCTCATTTCCGCCCGTGACGGCGTTCGGCCCGCGGTTGCGGATGTTTTGTCAGCCACGCCAACGCCTCAGTGAGTCGCGCTCGACCTCCTGGCATTGGGAACCCTCGGGCCTTCATCGCGTAGACGTAGGACGGAGCCCGCTTGAGCATGGCGGCGATTTCCTTTGTCGTGAGGAGGTCAGTTTGCATCAGAGTTGGTCATGCGAAGGCGGTTGTGGAAAATTGCACCGGCAACTTGCATGACTTCGCAGTCGGCCAAGTGATTCGGCCATTTTGAGGAACGAGACAACCACGTCCACGTTGTTCGGCCGGTGGCGCTGGAAAGGCGGGCGACCTTTTGCTCGCAATCAAGGTGCCTCCAGTATTCCGGCGAGGCTACGTTGTCGGCGACCTCCCACCGGGTGGCCGTCTTTCCCTTGCGGAGGCGTTCTAGGATGTCCTTGGTCACGTCGGTCCCAAACTCCAGCAGCTTAAGTTCAAGACGTCCCTGCCGGCCAGCGTTGTCACCGACCCGAGGGTCAATGCCTCGGAGGAAGAATGGATCCTCCACCCCGGTTTTTGGGTTGCGCCAGCCTTTCCTTGGCATTCCTTTTGCCGGCATCCATCCGACCCACAGAGGCACCCGGCCGGTCCTCGGGAAGAATCGTCCCCACCGGAGGCATTCCGAGTAAACGCTTGGCGCATCGTAGCCTGAATCGATGATGACATGGACGTCCTGCACCCCGTGCTGGCCCTGCTTTTCCCTCACGTCGTGCCAAGTGTCCAGTGGTCCAGCGTCGATGGCTCGGGATGACCCGTCCTCGTTCCATGCACGGCAAACAAACCAGAAGTGCGGGCTGGAAGCCTGACAGTCTACGGTCAGGAACTTGATTGCCTTTTCCGCCACGCCTTCGGTCCCGGCGACGATTAACTCCTCGCGTTGTCGGGGCGCGGCTTGGTTTTCCCATGGCTCGCTGAGGTTGCCGTTGATGAAGCCCTGAAGCCCGATGAGGGATTCCTGGGCCTCCAAAAACTGGACGGCTAGGTGCCCCCATGTGCATTTGCGGTCCGGGCTGTAAAGGCTCGACAGATGGTAAGATCGGACCCCGGGCAACGAACCCTTGTTTTCTGGGATCCATTGGCCGTGCCGGAGACTTGCGACCTTTTGGGAGTCGGTGATGGCCCCCTTGCAAAGTTGACACTCGTAGCGGGCGGATCCACGGACCCGGCCGAAGTCCCATTTGCCGTCTTCCAGTTTGGCGCTCTCGTCCCACTTGACCTGCTTCCACTCCAGCCGGATCAACGCCTTGCAATTCGGGCAGGGCAGGTAATACCGGCGCTGGTCGCCTCGAAGGAACCGCTGCCAGATTCGGCCCTCGGTGGTTGTCGGGGTCGAGGTCAAGAACAGTTTGGAGGATGAGAACGCCTTGAGGCGCTGCTCGGCCAAGTCCAGCGCGTCGGCTTCCCGGTCCGAGGCTTGGGCGAACTTGTCAACCTCGTCGGCTACTAGCACCCGGACGGGTCGTGAGGCTAGGTTGGCCGGGCTGTTGCTACCCACAAAAGTCAGCGTCGAGCGGTCAAAATGCTGTTCTAGGTGGGTCAACTTGTCTTTGTCGCTTGGGAAATGCGCGACCATGGCCGGGCAGTCTTCGAGCATCGGCATCCAGCGAGACTTGGAGAACGACCGGGCAAGGCCTTCGGTGGGCATCAACCACAGCGCCGGGCTTGGCTCGTTGTCGATCAACCACGCAAGGCCAGCCATCAGGGTCGTGGTTTTGCTGGTTTGAGATCCCCAGCACAGCGTCATCTCTACCACCCCTGAATCTTTCCAGCATTCGAGCGGTTCCCTGACGTAGGGTCGAACGCTGGTTGAGTATGGTCCCGGATGCTCGGTCTGTCGCGCGGTCAGTTTAAGATTGGCCTCGGCCCATTGGACCACGGTTTGCCGGGGCGTCGGGCGGTAGAGGCCCCGGCGGAACTCTAGGAGGTCGCGTTGGAGGTCGGTCAGCATTGGTTGGTTAATTTGCTGATCCATGCGGCATGGAAATTAAAAAGTTCTCGACTGTTGGAAATGGTAATTTGTTCTAGGTTGTTGCAACTGCGGAGATTTGCTGATCCCTCAACCACGTAGCAGTTTTCACCCATGTCAAGAGCAAGGATTTTAGCGTGATTTCGGGTGCTGGTAAGAGTGGAGCCCACGGCTTCTAGGCGGGTTTTGGCTTCTCTAAACGTTGTCGCGTCGGCTTTGGCAAAGTAATCGGAGCAGACAACGGTCGCTTGACCAATTGTTTTTTCGGTAATTAGGGTGGCTAGGTGGTAACTGTTGCTAGTATTGAATCCAAGAGTGGCAATGTAAGCCTTTGTAACAGCCTTTTCGGCTAGTTTGATGATTGCAGGCACAAGATCCCACGCTGCAAAGTCCCCACCCATAATGGCGTGAATGCTTTCATTGCGCTCGGGTAATGGTCGAATCAGTTTTATTGCGTTGGGGACGTTGCTTAGGTCATAGAAACGGCGGCGTAAAGTAGTAGTTGTGGTTCGTGTCTTCATTCCGATTCCCGCGGCGGTTCCTGGTGGGATGCGCTTAGGGTTAGTCGGTTTTTGATTCTCGTATGCGGCTAGATCCTCAAAATTGAACCCGTTGAGGTTGTCTGCGCTTGCAAGAATGTCATTTATATCTTCCACGGGTCGCGTTGGAGGTTATCCATGGTTGGTTAACATTTGGTTGGTGTTTTTCCGGTGGCGATTGACCACCGTTCGATGGCAACAGCGACAAATTTGGGCTCAATGTCGCACGCTCGGCATCGACGCCCGAGGTTCTGGCAGGCGAGCAGGGTGGATCCGGACCCAGAGAACGGCTCGAGCACTATGTCCCCTGGCGCGGTGGAGTTGACGATCGCCATTTCTGGGATCGCGACTGGCTTCTGGGTTGGGTGGTAGTACTCGTTTTTCGGGTCCCGTCCAATCTGCCAGGCGGTGGTTCTTCCGTCGGAGGTGAGATCGATTGATTCGCCTTGCTTGATCCGGATGTGACGAATTTTTCCTGCCGACTTCGGCTTGCTGCTCTTGATGAACAGCTCGGCCTTGTCTCCGTCGCTGATGTGGATGCCGTTGGCGACCGTGTAGGTCCCTTGCTTGGGATCGGTCGCCCCGATCGTCCACACCGTGGATTGGCATCGGTCTCCGAACCATTTTGCCCGGTGGCCTGATTTCTCGGCGTAGAAGCAGGGCTCAGTTTGCCAGTGGTAGTCCGACCTCCCAAGCGTAAAAGACTCCTTTACCCATGTAATGTACTGGCGCTCTTGCAGCCCGACCGTGTCGAGTGCGTGTTCAAAGTCCCGGCGGGTCGAGGTGGCGTGCCAGATGTAAAACGCGGCGTCATCCCGGGACATTTCGATGCATCGCATCAACGCTTCGCGGACGAGGGCTGCAAGGTCGTTGCCCTGGAGGCTGTCGTTCTGGATTCCAACTCCAGCGCTGTCCTTGTAGGAGACACCGTAGGGGGGATCGGTGTGCGTCAACTGGGCCTTTTCACCCCCCAGCATGCGCGACCAGACGTTGGGGTCGGTGGAGTCTCCGCAGGCGATGATGTGGCTGCCCATCCGCCAGAAGTCGCCCAGCTTCACCCCCCATTTTGCTTGGGCTTGCTCTGCTCGATCAATGGCTTCTGCGGCGTCGTTGCTTGATCCAGAATCCTCTTCGTTATCATCGAGGAGCTTCTTCAGTTCAGATGGCTCGAATCCTGTGAGGCCTATTTCGAACCCGTTTTCTGCCAAAGCGCGCAGTTCTGCTGCCAGCAGTTCCTCATCCCAGCCGGCGTTCAGTGCGAGCTTGTTGTCAGCAATGACGTAGGCCCGGACCTGAGCGGGCGACAGATGGCCAAGTCTGATGCAAGGAACGGTCTCCATGCCAAGCTTGCGGGCAGCCATGACGCGGCCGTGGCCGGCGACAATAGTCCCGCGGGTGTCGATGAGCACCGGGTTGGTCCATCCGAACTCCACCATAGAGGCAGCAATCTGGGCGACCTGTTCGGCTGAATGCGTTCGGCTGTTGGTTGCGTAGGGAATCAGGTCATCGACCTTGATCTGCTCAATTGTTGGTTCGTGTTTCTTCATTTCCATGGGTCGGTTTGTTGCAAGGTGGCAAGTGCTACTTCCTGAACCCAGCGGTCCAGTTCCTTTTCTGCGTGTTCGGGATCGTGGGGCGCAATCCGGCCAGCAAGTTGCTTGGGCATTGATCGCAGCAATGTTGCGACCGCTCCGTCGTGTTCCTGCATGACCTTTCGGACCCAGTCACCGGAGACGAGCGTTCGTTCCCTTTCGGCTAACGTTAGCACCTCCTCCCGGGCAGCGGTTAGGTTTCGGGCTGCGCTGTTGTGGATCTGAACCAGTCGGCCGGCGTCCGGTTGCCCTGCCTTAAGCGCCCGCACTGACAAGGCGTAGGCAGCTTTCTCGATGCCTTTTTGCCGTTCGTAGGAGCCCGCTGGTGTGTCCGCGGAGATCAACGATGGGTCAGTGGGTGCCTGGGCCTCGGGCGGTCGGTACGGTCCCGGTTCAACGGATGATCCCGAAGCAGATTTCGGGATGATGCCCGGGCGCTTCTGAGCACCCATGCCCCGCCATGAGTCCGCGGCCTCGGGCGAGGTCAACGGCATTCCGGCCTTTACCAGTTGGCTCACCCGGCCCTTAGTCAGACCGCTGTGGTTGACGTAATCGGTCTGAGTCATCGCAGCGTCTCGGGTAGGTTCTCGGGCTTTTCTTGCATGATGTCCCGGATGCCTACGGCAATGGTCCGAAGCACCGGAGCGTTCGGCTTGGCGTTCGGAGAATGCTGGAGAGCGAATTGTTCCGGCGTCATGGCCTTAGCTCGAATGCGTGAAACTGCCCATTTAATGAGGTGGTGACCGATGTTGAGGGCAACATAACTGGCGGCGGTTGTCATGGCAGTTTATAGAGTTTAGGAAAGTTTACGCTCGGCGGCTTAACGGTCTGCTTTGGCCCC